GTTTTTTTTATGCCGGCCATAAGCACTTGAAGCATAGCCGGTGATGATTTTAAAGGCAAGGGGGTTTTTCCTGCCTCTTTATATATTTCATCATCAAAAGACTTTGAGGTTATTCCTGCGTCCTCAAAAATGGTTTTTACGGCGGTTTCGGAGGTTTCGGCATATTTAGCAACGTTAGCAATTATATCGTCATAGAGAAGCCCTGCGGCTCTCTCTGCCTCTATCTGCCATTTTGCACCTTCCGTAATTCTTCCTTCTTTTACAATACGCCTTGCTATATCCCTTGTGATAGATTCGTCTAACTTGCTATAAAGTTCTACTATATCATCAGCACAGTAATTGTAATATTCAGGTGTAAGCACTGCTCACCACTCCTTTATGCAAGACCGAAAGAGTTTATTTCTTTTTCCTTTTCGGCGGCGGCATCAGCCAACACCTTTTTGGCAGTTTCCTCGTCTTCGCCATACCATTTAACACGGTATTCCCATTTTTGCATAAGACCTTGGCGTACCTCGTTTAAATCTCGAGTTCTTTCGGCTTCGGTATCTACAACAATACTATCATCCCAAATAAAACTCGTTTCATATTCGCCTTGAGTACAAAGTTCATATAATACAGCATACGCATATATTATATATATTAAATCTTCAAGAGCCTTTTGGAGTGATAATTGTATGTCGGAAACAGTGGAATAAGACCTCTGCCTCGAAGAAATTATTTCCGTTGCGGTCTTTTCAACACACGCAGGGTCGGAAAGGGTACCATAGGCAAGACCTACGTTAAATTCAATCTGTTGCAAGATTTTATTAAGTCCTTTTCCGATATCAGTTTCACGCAAAGTCGGCGCAAAGGTTTTCAACCAATCGTTAGGCATATCACCATCAAGAGAATAGGTCCTATACAAACGCTCTCTACCTTCGGGAAGTTTAGGCTCTCCTTTTTTGTCTTTCTTAAACAAATCATCAGGAGCGTCAATAGCAAGTTCGCCGCCTTCAAATTCCCACATATAGCGTTGGTATTGTCTGTCTGCATCCTCTATAAGAGTTATTGCACGAGAATAAACGGAAACACCGAGCGGAGAATTCGGGTCAATAATATTTCCCATTGGAATACGGAAATAAGAAAACAGAGGTCGGTCTAATCCTTTGATTTCTTGTTCGGGTACCAACTGTGCCCATTCCTCAACTTCCGTTAGTGGAACTTCGGTACCGGTATCAGTTAACGAATAAGACCTAAACGCCTTATTGGTAACAATGTATTTTTCCTTTGTATATTGATGGAATTCTACACGGTGGTAATAATATTCTTTCTTTTTCTTGTGTTCAACAAAATAGCAAGACGTGAGCCTATGGTTGCTATCAAATGCAACCGGTTTGAAATCAGTTGCTTGCACACAGTCTATTGCAACTTTGCCTTCGGAAATGTAAGGCTTAAACATTATGCCGCCTCCGGCACAAGCATATTCGCAATACTGCCGCATATTTTCTAATAAAGGCTCTAACTGCTTTTTCAAGAATTCCACCGTTTCAGTGGTTTGCGGCTTACCTTGTTTTTCACCTGTTGGCGCCGCTTTGACAGGACCGATTATATTCACTTGCATTTCAAGTGTTACAAGCCTTGCCAATTCAGAAGCAATGGCCGCAGGCAACCCGAGACTTTTCTTATCCTTTTCTCTCCAAGAAACCTCGTTCTTATACATCCTCATCCACAGTTCAATAGCATTGCTCATTTCTGTGGATATAATAGAGTCATAATTCGATTGCTCCATTGCACCAATATTGCCTTTAAAAAAATTATTCATTCCGCTCACCAACTTATTAAAAAAATGTTTTACACTATCAAATGGCATATTATCACTCCTCTTGTTCCTCTGCTTTTTGTAGTTTCATCATGGGGAGAAGTCTTTTTATCTCTCTCTCATAGGTGTACTCGAAGGCATCCAACGTATCAATATCGGATGTGCCGTCGTCCAAGCGTTCCTTTGCGAGATTTTTCGGATTCCATATTGCAGTTGCGAAAGCCTCCAACAACGTACCGCAATGTTCCGTATAAAAGAAACGGTTTTGTGCTACAAGAGAAGTACAAGCAAAAATACGATTATTTATTAAATCTTTTCTTGCGTTCTTAACAGGTATGTAACCCAAATCGGCATCAATCAAGGCTTTTTTTATACCTCTGATTAAAACCGACTCCGCACTATCGGGATATATGGCTGATACAAATTCATAATCATTAAGAATTCTTTTAACAAAATCCACAACAAGCAATCCCAACTGCTGCGGGTCTATATCCTCAATATCATCAGCGTGTCGCTCGGAAACAAGAGCAATTACATCGGAATAGCCTTCAGTAATTCCTGTTGCAACAAAAGCGTGAGCTGAACCGGTACCGCCGAAGTCGATGCCGATATTGATTTGCATTAGTTTATCTTTATCCACATCGGATGATTTTCTAAAATGGCTTTTTTGAGATATATCGGAAGCACTGTATTCTATTGCAAGGGCTCTATAAATAAGACCTTCAGCAATACAACGTTTGCCTTCAATGTCTCTCATATACCAAATTGAGCCTACCTCATATTGACTTATAAAAGCATTTCGGTTATCATCCGAAATATTTATATTGTCATATATGGTGAAATGCTCATAATTCATACCGCCAATCAGTTTCCCTGCATCCGCATTCGCCCTGTACTTGTCGATATAGTCTGTATAAATTACTGCTTTTGGATGGTCGGGGTTCAAATCCCAAAAGAATTTACGTCGCTTGGATGCAAGTGTTCTGTTAAAGGCCTCTTTTATGGTGTTATCGTGGTGCAGATTGACCTCTGTTGCTATCCACATCCCGTAAGAGTTACCACGTATCTTCTTAAACGATGAAGCAAGAGCTGCACCCGCAAAGATTACGACCTTTCGTTGATTATGTGTTCTTGGTCCTTTTATAATAAGGCAGTCATTACCTTTGTATTTTCCCCAATGGCACTGACCTCTAAAAATATATTCCAAACCAAAGCCATTAGCATCACCTATATTCAGTTTTGCATTGGCTGCGGTTGAACCTGTTGCAAGGTGTATCTTATCGGGGCAGGTTTCTAATTCGTGAGCAAAAGCATAGACATTGTCAACGGTTTTGCCGGCACGAACAGCACCCTCCGCTATGTTATAAGTGCAGCTGATACAATTTCTAATGTAATCAATATGTTTCGGTCCAAAATTAAAGGGGATTGTTTTCTTTTTACGGTATGTTTTAGCCATAAAGCACCTCGTCTATTTCGGACGTATCCTCAATCTCTTCATCATCCTTACTGCGAAGAATATCGAGCTTGGCTTTTTCAATGTTCATTTTGCTTAAAGTCGAAAGAACTCTCGTTTTTGCATTTTGAACACTTGTCAATTCAGCCTCTAACCGCAACAACTGATTATTTTTATTTTCTGTATTGGTTGTTAGGGTATATGGATTGCCGGGCAATATATCATTTTTAGCCACCTTTTCGCCTTGACGTTCCTCAAATAGTTCTTTTTCGGCATCATCAGCAAACTGCCTTTTGCTTTCGGTCCTCGAAACATAACTTAACACTTGGTCGCCTTGCTGCTGTTTGACCTTTTCAATTATTTTAAGTAATCTCCGCTCTCGAACGGATAACATTTTGATTTGGTCTATTAGCAGGGTTTCCTCATCCTTTGGCATATCTTCAATTAAAGATTTTTCTTCATCATCAAGAGTATCCCAATAAACAGCAGAATAGCCACCGTGTTTCAGAGCGTAAGTGTTGCCGGGTGGAGCAGGATTTCCTTTTCCTTTGGCGTTCTGATTGCCCTGCGGCGCACCTCTTTTTTTTGCACCCGAACCGCTTTTATCGGGTGCACCCTTTTTCTTTGGTTTGGATGCACCCGCTTCTTTGTTCCAATGGCGACTAATCCACGACTTAACTGTATTTTCGGAAATTCCGTATTTCTCCGCAATATCCTTGCGTTTCATACCTTTTTCCCAATCTTTTTTGGCTTGTTCTCGAATTTCCATTACATAGTCACCACCTCACAATTTGTTTAGTTTCGTATTTAAAACTTAAATCTTGGTTATAAAGGCGGCTGCGCTATGTTTTTTTCCATCTTTAATCATCATATCGAGGAAATCATCTCGACTGAAATCGGAAAGACGGAAAACTTCTTCGGGCCGCATACCAAGTTGCTTACCTATTTCATCAAGAGGAACATTATCATCCATTAACCTTTTAACGATTGCCTTCATAGGTTCAAGCAAATGT